AATTAAACAATGGTAGAAAAGGTACAGTAACTCCAGCAAGAAAATTTGAAGCTTATAATATAAACGAATTTACAAATAAAACTTCTGGTTCTGCTGAGTACGGTGGGCCTGGTACGAATTTTACAGCCACAGGATATCCTGCTGGATTAAGAAATGTCGCAGTTGGATCCTATCCAGATACTAGCAATCCGTGTAATGATGTAGCTCACGGCCAATTAGTTAAGATGTATCAAGTGGATATAAGAACTGTTAGAGGTTTAACCTTTACTAGTCAAGAATACACTAATACTCCTGTAATATACATGTTTGAGACACAGAACGATAAGGAAGGGCAGTGTGACGCATGCTAGACCCAGCAACCATTGTAAGTAACATCGTAGGGTTTAATCCATCATACACAGTAAATGTTGGAGAAATTTTTATAGAAAATAAAACCTACGAATGTGCTAATCAAAAAGCAATTAATGAAGGTTTTCCGGTTACTGTTACTGAATGTATGAGTAGATTTTTTCCAACCGCATCTGATGCTAATAAATTGAAGCCCGATGCTGTTGACGCAACCCAAACAGAACCAACTAATTCACAATTGATGGAAGCATATAAGCAAACACTTATGTGCGATGCTATAGGAACATCATTAGGAACCGATTATCTTGGATGTGTTCTTTCTGAACCCAGACTTCCTTTTAGCTGCGGATGCCCTAAAATAGGAACAAAATTTCCAAAACTTTTAAACTTTGCTTTGAAAAGCTCTACGTTTTGGAAAACTGATTTAAGAACTCCTCTTTATAGGCAGGCATTAAAATCTTTAATGAATTCTGTAAGAATTCAGATAAATGTGGCTGGTAAGTTTGCTGTAAAACCGGGGGATATTATCTTTATAAATGATCCGAAGCTACCAGGATTTCAGGCTAGAAATGGCAAACTCTCAGGAAGATGGTTAGTTTTATCTGTATCTCATAAGATATTTAAGGACAGACACCACGAAATGGTTTTAAATTTGTCTGCATTTGGAAATGCTATTACCAATTCTAAATTCCTAGATACTAAGACAACCGATCTAACCGCAATTAACCAAGTACAACGATGAGCTTAAAAGATCTAGACATACTTTTTAAGATAAATCAAAAAAATGATATTTCTACCTATAGTAGAATTGCATTTACCAATCAACAGGTAAAGCAAATATCTTTAACTAAAAAGTATGAAATTAGATTTGATAATACTCTCGGATCTCCTATCGATGAAATAAGGTTCAATAAAAATGTGGCTAGAGAATATTATATTATTAATTTTTTACAGAACAAATGCAAGTTTATTATAAAAGGCATAAAGAATGTTCAATTCACAGTTGATAAGAGTAATATCTTTAACAGAAGAGTTTCGGTTAATGTTTCATATTCTATTGATGACCAGAATAGCAAGGTTTTGACTAATTCAACCTTTAAATTCTTGATCAAATAAATAGTTTTATGGATCAACCAATTAACCTTGTAGACTTAGATTTTGACAAATTAAAGCAAAATTTAACAACATACCTAAAGACAACCGCTGTAGGTCAGCAGTTTGATCTAGACAGCCAGGGTACGGCTGTCGATATGGTTTTAAGGTTGTTTTCATACAACAATCTCATTTGGATGCATTATCTTCATGTTTTGAGCAATGAATCTTTTATCTCCAGTGCTAAAAATTTAGATTCTGTATCCAAACTCCTGCAAACTTCTGGGTTTACTCCTCCAACAAAGAAGTCTTCGTTGGCATTGATAACCTTTACTAAGTCAAATTCTAACGAACTGGCTCAGATTGATCGATTTGCCACTTTTGAAGGAACTAGTCAAAATAATACCAAAATTTATTTTTATCACATTGGGCCAAAAACTACCATAGATTTATCAAAGACATTAGAATTTTATGGTGGAACTAGTTTAGTAAAAGAAGTAACTGTTACTGTCGATTTAGATAAGCAAGAATATAAAATTCCAGATAAGGATGTAGATTTTAGAACTGTTTCTATTAGTGTTGATGGTAGATATTGGGCAAATAATACTCTCAATCAAGTAAAAGGAACCAACGAAGATTCTGAGGTATTCTTTGTAGTAAAAAGCGGGGAGCATTATTATGTAAAATTTGGAAAAGATCTTACCAGCCAAGATATAAACTCTGTTGGTAAATCTATAATCTCTACAAATACGGTAAAAATTTCTTATGTCATTGCTTCTGGAGAGGAAGGTAACAATATAACCTTTAGCTCTATAGAACAGTTTAAATCCAATAATACCATCAGCATACCAAATGTATCCGTTAGCTCAGTTGCTTCATACGGAGGATTTGATGAACCTGATATCGATTACCTGAAGTATATTGGAACAAGATATTATAGCAATAATTCGCTAGTTACACAAAGCGATTACGAAGTAGAAATTGCAAATTCTTCTTATCTGGCCTCATACACAGATATCGACAATTCTATATCAGTTTTTGATGGGGAGGATTACAATAATAATTACGGAACAGTTTATTACTCCGTAATAGATTTGTTAGCAGATTCTACTCAGGTAGAATCTTTAACTGCTAATCTAAAATCAAAATCTATTTCTGGTATAAATGTTACCTATCTTGAGGCGGATTCATTTACAGGATCACTCAGTATTTCTGTTTCTTATGATTCAAGTAAAACAAATATTTCCTCTGGAGTTTTAAAAACAGAACTTATAGATGAACTGGAAACTCAATACGGATCTGAAAAATTTAACAATTCTTTGTCAAAATCTGATATTGCGTATACCATAATGACAAAAAATCCAGCACTTTCAGTCCAGCTTTCAAATATAACTGTTACTGTTGATAAGGAAGTAGATTTTGATAGCAGCAGAATAGTTAGATTCTACAATGGTATCAGCAGTTTTACTACTGATTTGGTAACTACAAGCCTATCAGCAAATCAAGTTAAATTCAAAAACACAACAACTAATGTTCCAGGTCTTAATGGATACAAGTACATTGGAGCATATAATTCTTCTGATACTTTAGTAAAAGATAAGGTAGGAGTTTTTAATCCAACAAATGGAGATATAATCTTCTATAGCACATATACTGCTTCTTCAACCTTTACTTTGACATTAACTTCATCTTCGCAAACAATAACGCCAAAAAATAATATGGCCATAAGCTATAGTGTTTCACTAACAGTAACATGATTATATTTTTTAATCAAAACAAAGATCAAACATTTGCTCTTACTGAATACAATTTAGAAGCAGGGGCAGAGTACGCTCTTGGTTTGATAAATGCAGCCTATTCACAGAAAAAAGTAAGTAATAATCTAAATTATACTTACAGCATTTCTCATCATTTTCCACAATGGATTCTTGACGAAACTCAAACTAATTCTGAAGCAAAAATAGTCGATTTTATACAAGAACTTTATAATTTTTTGTTTTCACAATCTGGATTGAACTTAACTCCAAATTATGAAAATATTCAAGATGTTTATGTTACTAACAAAAATTATCTAAAAGAATACTATTCTTCTTTATTTTCAGACTTTGATTTTTCTGATTTTGAAGATGAACAATTATTAAGAGAATTCTTAATATCAAATAAAACAAGATTTGTGGGTATAAAGGGTACTGAAGATTCTTATCGTTATTTCATAAAGACATTTTTTAATTCAGAACTTGATGATTTTTCTTTGAATTACGGTACAGATACCATGACTTTGAATGCTGCTTCTTTGAACGAAACCTACTTAACAAATGGTACAGATAAACAGGATAGGTCAATTTTAATACAGGCAGATATACCCGAAAAATACGAAGACGATTTCAAGGCATTACTCAAACCAATGGGGTTTTATTTCAATCTGGTAAGAGCAGAAAAATCAGTAATATCCACCGCAATAACAGCGTCTGAAAAGTTATCTCCATACGCCATCGTTTTAAGTTAATAAATACTAATATGAGAAACGATTCTGCGTCCAGATATTCATCATCTATTGCTAGATTCCTATCTAATGCCATTACTGACGATCTATACGTTGGTCTTGGAGTGGATGGGGTTGGATATGTCAGTAAGGATACCAGACTCGCTCAAAGAGCTGCTAATGTCTCAAGTCTTATTAAGAGGGTAGGAATAAGCGATATATTTGCAGCTTTTGAAAGAAATGATTGGGCGGCAGGAAAAAGCTTTAAGGTTTATGACTCAACAGATCCAGATATTAAATCTAGCACATGCTTCAATTCTACAAGTGGAGAATTATTTCTTTGCCTAGAAAATAATACTAATAACCTTTTCTCTGATAGAAATGCTAATAATCCATCGAAGTTTACTCCATCCGGTTCAAACGGAACTGTTATCGAAATGGAGGATGGATATAAGTGGATTAAAATCAATTATAATGACGAACCACTTTCAGCCAATTTTGTAAAAATTGTGGGTATTGAGTCTCTGTTTAATTTTAGAGGCGTAACTGCTGATAATCAACTTCCAGCCGACGCTGTAAATACCATTTACGGTTCCTCTGGATTGACTTATGGAACATGCTGCTTGTACTATAAGCAGGATTTTGTCGAGCCGATGACAGGTAAGACATATGCCAGAGGAGATATTTACGGGGCATTCAAGGTAGCAAATGCTTGGGCATGCGAGCATCTTGGAGCACTTACAGATTTTCATCCAGTATTTAAAAATTCTGTTACCAGCACCGAATTGGGAGGATTTTTTAATATCTCATCCACAAGCGGATGCACTCCCTGTGGAGCAACATATGCTGATGTTACTGCTAAATTAAGTTATTCATCCGGTGGATCTGCTGGATATGCATCCACAAATATTTTTAAGAAAAATTATGATATTTTAACCAGCGTAAATTCTGGTTGTATTTTAAATGCTATTCTTAATGTTGACTCTTCTATTTCTTACTATGTCAGCGAAGAAAGACCAGAGGTTACTCTTGTAACCGATGGTAATATAGGGTCGTGCAAAGCGTATTTAACAACCACCTATATTGGAAGCAATAAAGGTTGGAAAGTTACTGGTGTAGAATTAGAAGGCCAATTATCAAGTAGCAATATAACTTATGTTGAAGCAATAAATTTGGTAACTGCAACCGGATCTGCTTCATCTGGCGATTTTTCAGTGTGCTTGGCTAGCTTACAGTTTAATCTAGCACCTATAACATCCACAGGAGAAAGCTATCTTTCTGTGTATGATTTACTACGAACGGAAAGCATCGCAGTCAACGCAACCATAACAACTGCAAAGATCCAGACAACTATACCTAGTGCTGGTTCAACATATACATTTGACTCGGCTTTCCTCTTAACAGGGGTGAAGAATTCTAATGGATATAGAATTGCTCCCAAGGTTTTCAGAGATTCCAAAGAAGCTACAAAGTCTAGTTCTACAGTAACCATATCAGTATCTTCTGGTTCTTCTTCTGATTTAACACAAGATTCATTAGTCTTTGTAACTGATCCTTCTTCAATTAACGATAATTATTATGCAAATAAATCGCTTTTTGATAAGGACATAGGTTCTGGAGATACGGAGTTTGTAAATTATAAACCAACCTCAAGTTATTCTGTGGGATTTAAAAACTTCACTGGTTCAACTGGAACTGCTGAAATATCATATTTTGAATCATACGGAATAACATCTGGAACTACTCTGTATTTTGAAAATGCAAATACTAACAGCGGAACATTCAATATAACAGGCATAACCGCATCTAGTATAAATATCCAAGACTGCGATGTTCTTTTTGCAACGAATACTACTTACAACCAAGATAAGTCAAATCTAACCTTAATATTCACCATCTAAAATGAGCAATTACCCATTCGAAAACCAGTTTCCTTTAACTGATTATCCATACTCAAGCAGAGAATGGAGTAATAGTGTAGATTCTGAAACCAAAAAAAATTATAACCTGATTGGATTTAAACCAGGTAAAAAATTACAAGCATCTGAATTAAACGAATTACAAGAAATATTTTATGTTCAACAAACATTAAGTATGAATATGATTCATCATTGGTTTGAAGAAGTAAATAACAATTCCATGATAAGCGGACCAGCTTGGAATGGTACAACGCCATTATATCCATTCTTAAATTCTGGTGGAGAAACTCTTCTTGGTTATACCTTATCTACTTCTCCTTTAGGAATTACATTAACTTTAGGAGAAGGATGGTATTTGCTTACTCAACCTTCAGGAATAAAAAATTGGTCCTATTTGAGTGATTCTTTAAGTAAACATTATGGTTTTACGGGGGGACTACAATATTACGGTGGAATTTCTTTTGTGAATGAAATTGTAGATTGTATTGAAGATACTACTTTAACCGATAATTCTTCTGGATTATGGAATGAAAGTGTCTGTGGAGCAGATAGATATAAGACAACGATAACATCAATAGAATTTGCTCCGGTCAGTGGATTTGATGATAATACTTTGAACAAAATTGTAAAATTTTCTATGATTAGTGGTAATTTTGCGTTTTATTATATTAATGGAGTTACGATTTAATGAATTTTTTTAAAAATGGTTTGTCGATTCAACGAGTGAGTAAAAATAATATACAGCCGCCAAATAAAGATAATATCAATATACAGCAGCCAAATACAATAGAGCAAATAAAATCATTTGCATCTGCTATGATTTCTAGGGGATTTTCTGACAATGTTACTGATTTAGACACTAAACGACTTAGAGTTGCTAGTTGTTTTGGAACAGAGTCTGTTGGTGGAAATATCGGTAAATGCCCAGCCCTAAACAATTCAGCTACGGAAGGAAAGCATTTTTGCGGGGCATGCGGATGTGGGGATAAGGAGGGAACCTGGTTAATTGCAGAAAGTCAAAAATATTCAAAACTGGATTATCCAAAACTTTCATGTCCTTTAAATATGCCAGGATTCAGTAATTATATTCCTGTAACAATAGAAAAAACAACTGATAATGATTCTCGTAAAAAAATGATAGAATCTTTAGCTAAGGAAGATTTAGATAAATTATCTGTAACATTACCAGAAGTACTTCCAAAGGATCAAGCAAACCAAAAAACTTGATTTATAGGTGTGCATAAATAAAATAATGGCACAGCCTAATTCAAGACAATCTCTTATAGACTACGCTTATAGACAGTTGGGAGCACCCGTAATCGAAATTAATGTCGATTACGAGCAGGCTAGCGATAGACTTGATGATGCGCTACAGTTCTTCTCAGAACGTCATTTTGATGGCGTAGAGAAAGCATTTTTCTCTTATCAACTAACAGCCAATGACTTGGCTAATAAGTATATCGACACTACTAATTTCGGTCCAATAGTAGGATCAAATAGTAGCAAGCCTACTGGATACGATATTTTATCAATTATTAGAGTTTTTCCTTTTGGTTCTTTAAACTCAAATGAGCTATTTGATATTAGATATCAGTTAGCATTGAACGATGTTTATGGTATTAACACAAATTTAGGATTTATTAATTCTACTCCAATTGCTAACTATGATCTAACTAAGAGATACATCAGACTTATTGAGATGATGTTTGATCCAGAAAGAACTATTCGATTCAATAAAGTCACAAATAAACTTTACATCGAAACAGATTGGACTTCATTAAAAGCCGGAACATACATTGCGATTGAAGCTTATGTAAATCTTGATCCAGATTTATATCCTGAAATTTATAACGATAGAATGCTTAAAAAGTATTTTACAGCTCTTATAAAAAGACAATGGGGTTTAAATCTATCTAAGTTTGATGGTATTTCTTTACCTGGTGGTGTTCAATTAAGAGGCGGTTCTATCGCAGCAGAAGCGGAAAAAGAAATAGCACAACTTGAAGATCAGATAATATCCTCATACGAATTGCCTCCTGATATGATGACGGGATAATATGCCTACGAATCCATATTTCAAATTCCAATCAACTGAGCAAAATGTAACAGAAGACATTGCCATTGAAATTATAAGAATGATGGGTAAAGAACTCTGGTATATTCCTAGAGAATTTGTAAATTTGGATAGATTTTTTGGTGAAGATCAGCTTAATAGATTTACTAAAGCATATCCTATCGAAATGTATATTTCTACTTACTCTGGATTTGAAGGGGGAGAAGTAATATCAAAATTCGGTATAGAGAATAAAGATAGAATGACTGTAGTGATTAGTAAAAAGAGATTTAATAAAGAAGTCACTACAAACAATGCTGATATCTTAAGACCAAGAGAAGGAGATCTGATCTATTTTCCTTTATCAAAAACTCTTTTCGAAATTAACTTTGTAGAACATGAACTTCCATTCTATCAATTAGACAAGAATTATGTCTTCACTTTAGTATGCGAAACTTTCACATACTCTGCGGAAAATTTCGATACTGGAAACGAAAATATCGATGCCGTCAACGATTTCAAGCAGAATATATACAACTTCCTTATCAATGCTCAAGCTGCCGGATTCACTGCTGCATACAACTCTGCTATTCGCGGTGGAAAGTATTCTATAACTGGTTCTCTGGCCGGGACTACAGCTTACTTCAGGCTACTTGACTTTGATCTATCGGGTAATACTTTAACCGCAGAATTCATGTCATTGGATGGAATTACATTCTCTTCCACAGTAATCAGAAACGAAGTAACTGGTCAAACATTCAGTTCCAACAACACAACTGCATCTGGCGATTATGGATTAGTAAATATTGTTCTTGATGATGATGCAGGCGAAGTTCCACCGATGGATTACCAGAGAGGTTTCACTGGTTCTGGTAGCAAATTTGACATGGAAATTATTGACTTTACAGAAACAGATCCATTCTCTGAGGGTAATTATTAATGTTTAATTCATTCAATAATCAATCGATAAGAAAACTAGTAGTGGCATTTGGATCTTTATTTGATGAGATCTATGTTACCAGAAAAAATGATACTACTGATGTGGAAGAAAAAATAAAAGTTCCTATAACTTTTGCATCTAAAGAAAAATTTCTAAGAAGATTAGAATCTAATTCATCAATTTCTGACAATATAAAAACACAGATAAATCTGCCTTACATAAGTTTTGATGTTGCTGCTATAGCATATGATTATAATAGAAAAAGAAATAAATTAAAATTTGCTTCAAATAACGTTGATGAAAATACAACATATAAAGGATTTTCAGAAACACCAGTCCAAGTAAGTTTTACAATTTATTTCTATACTAAAAATTTAGATGAACTATTCCAAATATCAGAACAGATAATGGCATATTTTAATCCTGAATTTAATCTTAGAATAAATTTTAATGATGTATTTCAGAACATAAATGTTCCTATTAGTTTTGATCGATTAAAAATTTTAGATGAATCGGATGGGGAATATAAATCTAGAAGAGTATTGATAGGAACTATGACTTTCAATGCTATGAGTTATGTCTTCGGAGAAATTAAAACTGGTGCTCCATCAGAAACTGCTGTGTTTAATATTACAGCATTAGGAGCTACTGAAGATGACGAAGATCTATCAATTTCTAGCGTAGCTATAAACAAGAATTACATTTCAAATACTTACATTTTAAATGGTTCTGATACTTCGTTTATAAACAATTTTACTTGGACTGTTACCAATCCTCCTGATAAATTTAACTACATTCAAATTTATGAACCCAAAGTCGATAAAGCAATTGCAACGTTACAAGTATCTGCTGCAACTACATCATTAACACAAGATGATGTAAATTCTTTAAGAGAACAAATTTCTACTTCTTTAGGTCTTGATTATTACGAACCTTCGTGCTTAAATCCTGTTCTTTATAGTTTTACAGCAAATAAACAAACGTTTGTTATACGAGTTACAAATGGAACTTATTACGATCAAGTAGATAGTAGATTTACAACTATGCAAATATGCGAGTAATTTATGGATAATTTGAACAATTTTTTTAATATAGAACAAACTCCAGATTCAGCTATACAAAAAAACGACGGAGCAACTGGAGAAGATTTTGCTTATGCTAAGCAAAATCTTAAAAATATCATAGAGCAATCTAAAATAGCTCTTGAAGGTATAATGAAAGTTGCAATGGAAGGCGATTCTCCTAGAGCATACGAAGTTGTTACGCAAATGCTAAAAACAATGTCAGAAATAAATAAAGATTTCATTGACATTGATAATATCAGGAAAGAAACAGAAAAACAAAACGTTAAAACAACAAATCACAATTCTTTCTTTATTGGATCTACAACCGATCTTCAAGATTTAATCAATCCGGAAAGAAGTAAAAAGAAAGCACTTGATAATATAATTGATGCAAAGGTTATAAATGACGAGGAAGTTTAAAGGATACTTAGGTAATCCTAATTTAAAAGAAGCTGGTATTAAGATTGATTACACCGAAGATCAAATTCGGGAATATCTTCGTTGCGCCAATGATCCAATTTATTTTATAAAAAAATATGTTAAAGTAGTTTCTCTTGATAAAGGTTTAGTTCCTTTTGATCTTTATGATTATCAGGAAAATATGGTCAATAAGATGCATAACAATCGTTATCTTATTGCTAAACTTCCAAGACAGTCTGGTAAAAGCACTACAATCGTATCTTATATTCTGCATTATATTTTATTCAATCAGAGTATGAGTGTTGGTATTCTTGCAAATAAGATGAATACTGCTAGAGAAATTTTAGGTCGTTTAAAATTAGCATATGAATATATTCCAAAGTGGCTTCAGCAAGGCATCATAGAATGGAATAAAACTTCTGTTCAGTTGGAAAATGGTTCTAAAGTTATGGCATCAGCAACTTCTTCGTCAGCTATTCGTGGTGGTTCATTTAATCTAATTTTTTTGGACGAATTTGCTCATGTTCCGCAAAACGTAGCAGAAGAATTCTTTAGCTCTGTTTATCCAACAATTACATCAGGCCAGACCACCAAGGTCTTAATGGTATCTACTCCTAATGGCTTGAATATGTTCTATAGCTTCTGGAGGGGGGCTACAAGGAAGCCTGGAGAAGACGGGAAGAACGAATACGTTCCTATAGAAGTATCCTGGAGACAGGTTCCTAAGTATGCTGGTGGGCCTCTAAGAGATGATGATTGGAGAAGAGAAGTTATTGCTCAGACAAGCGAACAGCAATTTGAAAGCGAATTTGAATGTTCGTTCCTTGGTTCATCTAATACTCTAATTAGCACAAGTAAACTTTCTGTACTTCAGCACGAAAGACCTTTAGAAAGTACCCATAATGGTCTTAGGGTATTTGAACACACAAAACCAGATAATGTTTATTTTGCAATTGCGGATACTGCAAGAGGTCAGGGTAAAGACTATACGGCAGTAATTGTAATAAACGTAACAGAAAAACCTTATAGGGTAGTTGCTACTTATAGAAATAATGTTATATCTCCATTTGATTTCCCAGTTGAACTTTATAATTTAGTAACAAAGTACAATGATGCCCACGTTTTAATTGAAGTCAATGATATCGGAGGTCAAGTAGCAGATGCTATGCACGAAGAGTTTGAATATGATAACATCATTCAGACAGTGTATATGGGCAGAGCAGGACAAAAAGTTTCTCTTGGTTTCGGTAATAAAAGCAAACAGCTTGGCGTTAGAACCAGCTCGGCAGTAAAAAAATTAGGGTGTGCTGTTCTTAAAACATTGATCGAACAGGATAAACTTGTTTTAAACGACCAAAATATTATACAAGAATTGATGACATTCGTGGCCAAACAACAGTCCTTCGTGGCTGATGAGGGTTATACGGATGACTTGGTCATGTGCTTGGTTCTTTTTGGCTGGCTTACTAGGCAGGGATACTTCGAAGAGATAATCGAATTACAAAAGAAAAAAGATATAAATAAACCAGAAGAGGAAGAAGAAAATACGACTTTTTTGATGGGTCCTGAAATTTTTGAAGATGCTGTAAGTGATGGAAACGATCTTTGGTTCACAGAAGGATAAAAAATGCCACAAATTAACATAAACGAAAATTCATCCAACATAGTAACAAGCATTGCTGGTCAGGCATCTACCCATCTTTCGGCATTTCTTTGCGGATTAAGCCTTTTTAATCATATAATTGATGGGGATTCTCCTGTTCCTACCTATAAAATTTATACAAATTCTCAGGATCTACTCGGAGAATTTACAAATTCACAGTTACTAGGAACTGTTGGTTTGGCGAAGGGAGACACTTTGTCCAATGGTACAACTTCAGATAGAGAACTTCATTCTGCATTAAATTACTTAGAGTATGGTGGTCAGATTGTGTTTGCAACAGGAGCTACACAATTAAACGTAAATGAACTTGAATTAGATTCAGCTTTCTGTGAAACAAAAGAAAGATTTACTGATATAACAAACCTTTTAAATCTTAGACAGGATTTAATCGGCATTGTTGGAACTAGTTTTGAATATAGTAATGGTTCTACTGGTACTTATCCATCAACTTCATCTCCTGCACTTTTTGGAATTTCTCAAAAAGCAGGTATCAGTGGTATAACCCTATACGATGATCTTATTTTCTCTGTAATTGGAAGAAAAGAAAGAGCTAGAATATATGGTGGATCAACCAGCAATATTGCGATTTTGATGACTTCTGACGCTGCCGGATGTATGGCAAGAACAGATGCGTCTTTCTTCCCCTGGTTTGCTCCTGCTGGTGTAGTTAGAGGAGAAGTAAATTCTTTTACAAATATTACTCCTAATTTTACAGATACTGATGTCACAAATTTCTTATCAAATGAAAAAATTAACTCGTTTAATAATTTGATTGGAAATGATGGACTTTATCTTCTAGGAGATAGGACATACGAAATTTCTGACGACAATAAGAAACAAGTAGGTATTTCAAGACTTCTTCTATACATCAAGAGATCTTTTAGACCTATTCTAGACTCAATTTTATTCGAACTAAATGATGCAGAAACAAGAGCAAAGTTTGTTACTGACGCTACTGCTGTTATGGAATTTATCAAGTCTGGTAGAGGTATTTCTTCGTATAGCATAGTCTGCGATGCTTCGAATAATACCACTTCTACTGTACAGGCTCGTCAATTCGTAGTTGATCTTGTTTTCAAGCCTAACTTCTCAGTTAACGAAATAACATTTAGATTTACTATAAATCAATCTTAATGGCCGTAACTTTTAAACTCAAGTCGGTAGATACACAGAAAGACATAGATGTTGCAGTAATGCTCTATGATTCTGCTGTATTTACATACTTGGGAATTACGGATAAAGTTTATAAAATTTCAGAAATTTCTGAACTTACTGCATTAATAACCAATGCTTCTTATACTTCTTTTGGAGCAGGAGCAAATTTTGAAACTCTTGTCGGATTATTAAATACAGCAACCGCAGCCAATAACAAATTAGCAAGAAAAATAGATTTTTACAATAATTTTTTGCTAGATTTAGCTCACTACAATTTCAATATTGTACTTATAAATTGTTCCTCTTCTCCAGAAACTTATTTGGCAGAAGCCTTTGGTAAATACGATATCGAAGCGATTGTCTTTGATCCCTTAACAACAACATTCAGCAATAATGTAAAATCTTTTTTTGAAGAGAAAAAAGTTCCTATTTGTTTTAACGCAGTTTCTGAAACTACCAATCCTGGTGGAGGAGCCAACAACATTTACGAAACAGCGTATACGGAAACTGGCAATATAAACCACACATTTACATTTGATAATATGAAAAAAAGAACAGCCATAACTGGCAATTCTTTAAATTATATTACATTTACTGTGGGAGGAACTAAAAGAGTTAAGAGATTTTATGAATCTGATGTAAATCCTACATTTGCTGTACCTTTTGTTATTTTACCTATGCTTTCCGATGGGGTTGGAGCTTTATCCAGAAGCCTATCAACTTATCCTTGGTTTACGCCAGCAGGATTTGAAAGAGGTAGGATGTTAAATCAAACATTTGCTACGGATCAAAATGGAGTTCCTTTGGAATTTATTATTCCCGAAACCCCAACAACTTTTACGTCAACAACAAATACCCAGATTCAAACAAGCTATACAAAAAGAGTAAATTCTTTCTTAAAGATAACAGACGATACTGGCAATAAAACAGTATATCTTTTAAGTGATTTTTCGGGTGAACCCTCAAACGATCTTCCAATAAAAACATCCATAAGTTATGCAAGTTTATTAAATTACATAAATTACGAATCTAATACGATTTTAAGTAATGCATTATTTGAAATAAATGACGAATTTTTGAGAGCAAATATTAAAAATAGATTTGAATCTGTTTTACAGCAGATTAAGGCCAATCAGGGATTGGAAGATTATAGAGTAGTTTGTGACGCATCAAATAACAATCAGCAGGATATATTAAATCGTAAATTAAACGTAGAAGTTTATATAAAGCCTTCACAAAGCATAAATTTTGTGGAATTGTCCTTTACTACATAATACATGGCTTCAATTACCGATTTTATTTCAGCTTTTAAAGGCGGAACTAGAAAAAATAGGTTTATAGTTACTGGAACATGGCCTTCCAATGTAATCAATAACACTACCACCTATCATATTGTTTCTGCTTCTTTGCCTTCTTCTGATTTAGGAGTGGTTTCTGTTCCTCATAGAGGAAGATTTGCTAACTTTGCTGGCGACAGAACATACGAACCATGGGATATAACTGTATTAGACGATACAAATACATCCCTTTGGCATTCGTTCCATCAATGGCAAAAATTAATAAATGAGCATGTTTCTAATCAAAGAAGCTCTACAATAACAGATAGTTTTTCTGATGCAAAGAGAAATTGGACTGTTAAACATTTAGATCAAAACGGTAACGAACTTAAAGTAATGACTCTTGTTGGATGCTGGCCTGTCATCGTAAATCCAATTGATTTTACCATGACCCAGAACGGTTATAATACATTTGGGGTTCAAATAAATTACGACTACTTCACAGGATAAACATGGCACAATCAATAAACAATTTCAAAACTGAATTTTCAGGAGGAACACGAAAAAATCGCTTCATTGTCGAAGGTTCTTTTCCTGACGGTCAATGGAATAAATTTCAAGTTCTAAGTGCTTCTATTCCGCAAGTAACATTATTAACCAATGAATTTAATCATAGAGGAAGAAAGCTCAAACTTCCTGGAGATAGAATCTACGGAAAGCAAGGAGAATCTTCATGGGTTGTAACTGTTTTGGATGACAATAACCAGAACAATAGCTTATTGTGGAGTAAATTACATTCTTGGAGCAATAGCATAAACAACCACGAAACAAATGTTGGTTCTCAAATAACTCCAATTTCTTATAAAAGAGATGGATGGACTATAAAGCAATTAGATTTAAATTGTTCGCAGAATCCATTAAAGACTGTAAGTTTATATGGCTGTTGGCCTTTTAGCGTAGGTGAAATTGACCTAGATATGACTGCAAATGACGAATATGTTACTTTCAACTTAACATTTGTTTTTGATTATATCGATGTATTAACATAATGGAGATTTAAATGGCCTGGAATTTATTTGGATTTAGTATTGGCAGAGAAAAGAAAGAAGAAACAAAAAATCTTCAAAACTTTACTACGCCCGAAGAATTTGATGGAGCATATACACTTGAAGGTGCTGGTGTATATGGAACATTTATTGACTTCATGGGATCTGCTAAAGACGATAACGCAATAATTGCTCAATATAGAGCAATGGCATTGTATCCTGAAGTCGATACAGCAATAGATGAAATTTCAAATGAATCTATTGTAATGGGTAATGATAGAAGACCAATAAAATTAGATCTACAAAAAATAGATTACTCTGATAATATCAAAAGCAAAATACACGAAGAATTTAATAATATTTTAAAGCTTTTGGATTTCCAAGATAAAGGATATGAAATATTCAGAAGATGGTATGTTGATTCAAAACTATTCTATTACATAACCATTGATAGCGAAAATCCAGGAGATGGAATTCAGCAATTAGTTCCTCTTGATGCTACTAAGATCAAGAAAGTTAGAAAAGTAAAAACTTCAGGAACTAAGCAAGGTACTGATTCTATGATGTTGATTAAAGACATCGAAGAGTATTACACCTACGCAAATAATGATAAGAATTCTGTAATATCAACCAATTCTTCAGGTCTTAGAATATCATCAGATGCAATATGCTATGTTCACTCTGGCATGGTTGATATGAACTCTAAGAGGGTTCTAGGATTCCTCCACAAGGCCATTAGACCGCTAAATATGCTACGACAGGTTGAAGATGCAATCGTCGTATATCGCATCTCCCGCGCTCCTGAGAGAAGAATTTTCTATGTGGATGTCGGTAACTTGCCAAAGCAGAAGGCCGAACAATATATTCGTGAGTTAATGAACAAGTATCGCAATAGAATGGTTTATAACCAGACTACTGGCGAAATCAAAGACGATAGAAATCAAATGGCAATGCTTGAGGACTTCTGGCTACCGAGAAGAGAAGGTGGAAAGGGTACTGAAATTTCTACCCTAGACGGAGGCCAAAATCTGGGCGAATTAACAGATGTTGAGTATTTTAAGAAAAAGCTTTATTACGCTTTAAATATTCCTCCTTCCCGTCTGGCAGGAGAAAATGGTTTTAATCTTGGAAGATCAGCTGAAATTACGCGAGATGAAGTTAAATTTTATAAGTTTATAGAAAAACTTCGATATAAATTTTCTGGATTATTCCTTCAACTATTGAGAGTTCAGCTTTTGCTCAAGGGAATAATCACAGAACAAGATTGGGATTTACTATATCCAAATATTAACTTTGCATTTAATAAAGATTCGTATTTTAATGATCTAAAAGATGCCGAAATTTTGAGTGCAAGAATGGATTTGGCTGGACAAATGGAACCTCTTGTCGGTAGATATTTTTCTACCAATTATATTAAACGAAATATTTTAAAGCTTACAGACGAAGAAATTAAGGTTCTTGACGAAGAAATGGCCGTAGATTTGGCTGCTAAGAGGGAAGAAGAATTGCGTCAAATGGAACTAGAACTTCAAATGACCCAAGCTTCAGCTCCAGAAGAACAATCTAAACCAGAAGAACAGCAGCCAGAATAGCCAACTTAAATAAAAAATAAATAAGAAAGGATAAAACTATGAAATCAAGAAAAATTATAAAATCAATTTTAGAAGAAAACGCCATTGATGCCAAGCGTATTATTTGCGAGGATTTGGCATTAAAGCTAGGAGAGAGATTGGCTGAAGAATACAAGGATATAGCCAAGATGTACTTCAGCGAAGAGAATAGCGGAGGAGATGGTGGCGGTGGCGGTGGAGAAAGCAGCGAAGGCGGAGAGGGAAAATACGAAGATCAAAATGATGATGGAACCACCGATAAGTTAGATTCTCTTATTGCGTTATTCATGAAGAGAGGCATGCCAAAGAAGAAGGCAATTGCTAAAGCAACTGCAATCATGAATAAGCAAAATAAAGGCAAAGAATAAATGAAATTAATTACCGAAACAGTCGAAGATATTGCGTATCTAACAGAACGCGCTGAAAATGGAGATAAACAATTCTTCATTGAAGGCGTTTTTATGCAAGCTGAGACTCAGAATAAAAACGGTAGAATTTATCCCAAGCAAATTTTAGTAAAAGAAGCTAATCGATATAACAAAGAATACGTCCAGAAAAGCAGAGCTTTAGGCGAATTAAACCACCCAACTGGACCTTCTGTAAATCTTGATCGTGTTTCTCATATGGTAAAATTCCTTTATGAAAGCGGAAACGACTTTCATGGTAAAGCAAAGATTCTTGATACTCCTTGCGGTCAGATTGTTAAAAATCTAATGAGCGAAGGAGCCAAGCTAGGAGTTTCTACAAGAGGAATGGGTTCTCTTGAAAAGAAGGGCGGAGTCAACTTTGTAAAGGAAGACTTCATGCTTGCTGCAATTGATATTGTAGCAGATCCTTCGGCTCCAAATGCTTTTGTTAATGGGATTATGGAAGGAAAAGAATGGGTTTGGGATAACGGTATTCTGAAAGAAAATCAGATTGCTTCTTATCATCAAGCACTAAAATCAACTCCAAAAAGAAAACTTCAGCAAACTTCTATTAAATTATTTGAAGATTTTTTAAGAAAAATTAAATGAAACCGCTTTCAAAAGAACAAGAATTATCTCTCTATAATACCTCAAAAAGAATGCTTGTTGAGAGTAGAGGAGGTTTTGTTGCTAGTGGTTTTAGATATCTTGGCAAACAAATAAAAGATTTGACACCTAAAGGAAAAGCCAAAAAAGCACAAGCTGCGAGTCAAAGGGCTAAAACACAGCAAACAACACAAGATTATATTTCTGATGTGTTAGGTAGATCAAATCCACATACTCCAGGTTCTAGAGATTATTTTGAAGTTGAAAGACTTAAAAAATTGGCAGAACAAGGAAGAGGATCAGAACTTTTAGGTTTAAGACAAGGACCAAAAGGAGATTTGAGTCCTCTAGGAGTTGGAGCGGCAGCTGCTGGCGGAGCAGCAGTTGCCTCTACTGATTCTGGAGAATCCTTTTTGGGAGATGTATTTGGAGACATAATAAAATCTTCTAAAGGAGCTGAAAAAGGTATCCTGGGGATTCCTTACATAACAAGAACAATAAGCAATATTGCAACAGATCCAGCAGAAATGGCAGGACTTCCTCAAAGATTTAAACGACGAGGAACTTAATTAATAAAGATTATAAATAAAACGGAGATTATAAATGCAAAACAAACAACCAGTTTCAGATTTTATGGGTAAAGGTAGTTTCGACACTACGGGTAAAGGATTTGAACTTCCTTCACCAATTGAAGGTTTAGAAGGCAGAAACAAGGCTAGCGTTTCAGGCCCCGGTCGCGCAACTAGCTCGGGTGGTATGGGCATGGGAATGGGCGCACGATTGGGTATGGGATCAGCACCTGTTGAAGAGCCAGAAATGGATATGGAAGAAGAAGGCGATGAGGAGTCGGCAGAAGAAGCTCTAAAGGAGCATCTTGCCGCACTTTTTGCCAATACAAATCTTTCAGAAGATTTCATCGAAAAGGCAAAGACAATTTTTGTTGCTGCTGTAAACGAAAAGGTTGGTCAAGCAGCAAGACAAATTGAAGAACACTATGCCAATGAGTATAACACAGCTCTAGAAGGTATGGTCGATCAGCTAACCGAAAAGGTAGATGATTATCTAACCTACGTCGTAGAAGAATGGGTTACTGAAAATAAGCTTCAGGTTGAGCGCGGCCTAAAGGTCGAGCTAGCAGAAAACTTCATCTTCGGACTCAAGAAGCTTTTTGAAAGCAATTTCATCGATGTTCCAGATGAAAAGTATGATGTTCTTGATGAACTATACGAAACCATTGATGAACAAAATTCAGAATTGAATGATGTTATCAATGCAAACGTTGTTCTACGCAAGAAGATCATGGAATCTGCTACTGTCGCAATCTTTGCAGAAGAGACTCGCGGTCTTGCTGCTACCCAAGTCGAAAGACTAAAGAACCTATGCGAAGGCGTAGAATATGAATCACCCGAGATGTTCAGAGATAAGCTAAGAATCATCAAGGAAAGTTTCCTAAGATCTCAGCATGTTTCTGCACCTAAAGTAAGACCAATTTCCCCAGTTGTCCCAGCGAGAAGTCTGCCTCCTGTTGACATCTTGGAAACATCAACACAGCCAGAAGTAATTACCGAAGGCGTGATGGATAAGTATACAAAAGCCTTGAGTAGACATACAAAGAAATAATTATTATAAATAAATTTAGGAGATAAAATGTACGAAGAAACAACACCATACGATATTTTAACCGAAAAGTGGGAGCCTGTACTAAGCCACAACGCTCTTCCATCTATCGAAGACACTTATAAGAAGAAGGTTACCGCAGTTCTACTTGAGAACCAAGAGGCTGCTATCCGTCAGCAAAGACTAGTAGAAGATAACACTCTAGGCGGCGCACTTGGCGGTGGAGTTATTACTCCAGCCGCAACCAACATCGCTGGTTACGATCCAATCCTAATCAGCCTTGTTCGTCGTGCTATGCCTAACCTTATCGCCTACGACATCTGCGGCGTTCAGCCCATGACCGCTCCAACCGGACTCATTTTCGCAATGCGTCCCAAGTACGACGTTGATGGTAGCCGTAAGGAAGCTCTATTCCAGGAACCATTCGTACCATTCGGTGGTTCAGGTGGTACTAACGGCAATAACAGTAAGTTTACTGATTATCCAGATACCAATCTAGCCTCTAACATTGGCTATGGTCTAACCATCTTTGCTGGAGATACTGGTTCTACCAGATCATCTGCACTATTCAACGATGACTTCAAGGCCATGCTTGTTGGTGATGCCGAAGGTCTTGGAAGTGCCAAGCCTTTCCAGGAAATGGCATTCACCATCGATAAGGTCGCTGTTCAGGCTAAGACCCGTGCTCTAAAGGCCGACTATACCACTGAACTTGCTCAGGACCTTAAGGCAGTCCACGGTCTTGATGCTGAAACCGAACTCGCTAACATTCTCAGCACTGAAATTCTTGCTGAAATCAACCGCGAAGTCGTTCGTAGCATCTACCATGTTGCCAAGCTCGGTGCAAAGCAGCGTGATCTAAGCGGTTATAACTTCACCAATAATCAGGGTGGTGTGTATGACCTTCTAACCGACTCAGACGGTCGTTGGTCAGCAGAGCGTTTCCGTGGCCTCATGTTCCAGATTGAACGCGAAGCCAATGTTATTGCTAAGGAAACTCGTCGTGGTAAGGGCAACTTCATCATCTGCTCGTCAGATGTTGCTTCAGCCCTCGCCATGGGTGGATGGCTAAACATCAGCCCCGCTCTAAATGTTCAGCTTGAAGTTGATGATACTGGCAACACCTTTGCTGGTATTCTAAACGGCAAGATGCGCGTTTACATCGATCCTTATGTCCAGTCAGGCGTTGACTTCGTCTGCATGGGCTACCGTGGATCAAGCCCCTACGACGCTGGTTTGTTCTACTGCCCATATGTTCCACTTCAGATGGTTCGTGCAGTCGATCCAAACACCTTCCAGCCAAAGATCGGCTTCAAGACTCGTTACGGCATGGTTGCTAACCCCTTCGTTACCAATAACTCTGGTACAGCTGACGGTGAAACCCTAACCGCTAACCTCAACCAGTACTACCGTATCTTCCGCGTTACTAATCTTCACGGTAACACTAACTGATAAGTAGTATCTAAGACTTCGGAAACGGGAGCCAGAAATGGCTCCCGTTTTCTTTTCTATATAAATTATGGCAGGAAATTTAATATCAAATCTTGGAGTGAATTACTTTCACTTCGAAATAGCAAGACTACCAACAGTTGTTTATAACTGCCAGGAAATAAATTTGCCATCTCTTGCTTTGAGTGATGCCGAACAGCCAACAACGCTTGGTATTCCTATTAGAAGACCTATCGGTAAATATAGTTTTGCTGATTTAGAACTTTCTTTTATTGTTGACGAAAATATGGTAAATTGGTTTGAAATTTATACATGGATGCGTCAATTAGGAAATATAGATGATGATTGTACATATAATTCCTTACCATTTAGTCAATGGACAACACAAGCAAAATTGTATATAACAAAAGGTACTTATAACGATAATATCATAGTAAACTTTTATGAAGTTTTTCCTATTGGCTTAGGCGGAATGAAATTTACATCCACTGCTCAGGCATATTCTCCCCAGTTTGTTACTGCTAAATTTGCCTATACATATTATGACTTTACACCTCAACCAAGCGAAACTCACTTGCGTTGAAATATTTTGTGATTTTTATATAATTAATTTATGACATTTGACGAATTAAAAGAACAAGTACAAGAAGATCTGAAGATTGATTCCACCGAACTAGCAACAGAATCGGTCAATACTCCACAGATCCATAACAAGTATCTCATATTCCTCAAGAAACACAAGGAAGCCCTAGCAGAGGACGAGAGAACGCTCCGTGTCATGAGGAAGTACAAGTGGCTGTATTACACAGGGAAGCTGTCTAAAGAGGAACTAGACCGTTTTAAGTGGGAACCATTTGACCTAAATATTCTTAAGACCGATGTGGATCGGTTCATTGATGCGGATGATGATGTCATTCGTCTTGAAAGACAAATCACCGAAAAGAAAGAACTAGTGAGTTATTTGGATGGTGTTGTAAAGATCGTAGGTAACAGACAGTGGAATATACGATCAGCCATCGAATGGATCAAATTTAGTCATGGGCAGTGAAGAAGTAAAAATAGAAAAAATTGATGGTACATTCATCAAGATTCATTGCGAAAATTCAGTAGCAAAAGAGATATCTGATTACTTCACATTCAAGGTTCCAAACTCCCAATACTCACCAGCATTCAAGCGTAGAATCTGGGATGGTCAGATTCGTTTATTCAACTACTTCACGCGCAAGATCTATACGGGT